CACCCTGAAACCTCACCACCTCCAGATATCCATTATCAACCAACCCTTTCCATGCTCTATCAAAAACAACCTTACCAAAGCCGGAACTTTTGAAGATTGTCTTTTTGCTAACAACAAAGCTGTCTGAGTGAGATAATAAGTAAGTCATGAGGCCGACTTGTAAAAAGTCTAGTTCGTTATCATTAATCAATTGATTGCTTACTTTTGTATAATAACTCCCATTTCCATCGTTTTTTCCCCTGATGTACTTAGTCCTGTTTTTGAATTCCTGTTTTTCGTTCTTCATCGTTAGGCACGTTTTGGTTAATACTTATTTTTTTTAATCTCCCATCTTCGAAAGCGTATTTTATGGCCCTTCCAGATATATTCAAGATCTTTCTGACCTCCTTGAGTGTTGACACACGCTCTCCTGTGTTAACAATCAGATATTCATGACTCTTTTTTATTTCCATTGTATATTGTTTTAATTTCACTGAGTTAGATATTGATTGTATGAGTATTCTAACCTATCCACCGCAAAGGTAATAAAAAATATCAAACCACCAAAATAAAAATGACTTTTTAAAAATATTTCAATCCACTTTCCAGCAATTGCAATCCAAAACAATTAATTGTCTCTCCAGCTATTATTAAGCAGTAATAACCGAAACAACAAAATTCATAAATATGGCCGAAGAAAATAAAAAACCATTCTCCCCAGCGGTAGCCGCCCAGGCCAAGCTGTCAGAAACGGATCTGCATTCGATCTACCGCACTTCTAAGAAAACCATCCAGGAGTATGTGAAAGAGATTGAGCGTCACAACAGATACAAATCGGCGCGTTCAGATTTGGCGAATGGACTTATCATGGATAACAGGGCCGCACTCATCGACCTATATGAGGCGTGTTTGCAGCAGGACCCACACATGAGGGGTGTGATTGAAACATTAGAATCCCAGGTTTTAGGTGAAAGATATATGCTGGCCAGGGAAACAGCAACCGGCCAATTTGTAAAAGATATCCCCAACACTAAGAAGATTCAAGGCACCCAGTTTACCAAAATTATTCGCGGCATACTTGAGGCGAAGCTGTTTGGGTACACCCTAATAGAGTTGGGGCCAAAGGTTAATCCTCTGACCGGGAGACTTGACTCTGTTAAATTGGTTGAGAGAAGAAATGTCCTTCCTGACCAGAATTACGTTGTAAAGAGACAAGGATTCTTTTTGCCAGGGTGGGACATTAAGGCAAAGCAGTATGAAGGGAATTATGTTTTGATTAACAATGGGGACCTTGGTATGTTCTCAGCGACAACACCAATGATTTTGGCCAAGAAGTTCACATTTGCCAATTACGTTAGCTTTGGGCAGACATATGGTCAGCCAATTATCCAAGGTAAAACACCTGATGAAGACGGCGTAGCTCGTAAACAGTTGGCAGATGAGATTGCGGGGGCGGCTGCCCAAAGGATCATTGTTACCGGGTTAAATGATGAATTAAGTGTTCATGCATTGGCCATGTCAAACTCAGAAAAGATTTACACCAGCCTAATCGCTATGGCTAACGCGGAGATCTCAAACCTAGTTCTTGGATCTGAATCCATGGCCGGTGCCACTCAGAGTTATGTGGGGTCAACCAACGCACACCAAGATATCTTCCGGGATAGGATTGAGGTCTACCGGGAATACATTGAGGATATCATGAATGAAGAAATCATCCCGAGACTTGTTAAGCGCGGTATGATTGATCAAGACCTCCAGTTCAAGTTCTCAAATAAACTTGAGATGAACAATGCTGATCAAATTAAGTTATTTGAAATGCTTACTGATAAGTTCGAGGTTGACCCTGGAGAGATTGAGAAGCAATTTGGCGTGACAGTAGGTGGCCAAATAAACTTAATTGAAAAGCAAAATCAAGTAGCAGCGCAGACAACAGCGAAGGTAAATTTTCTCACGGGGAAGTAGGCGGTGATCCAACCACTTCCCCATTTGAGCGGATTTCAGCAAAAATTAATGAGTTCTACAAGGTAAAGGCTGAAACAACTAAAGAGGATCAAGACACGAAGGACAAAACATCTGATGAATACAAGGAGCTTTTAGCTATTTTAATGGGGTTTTTAGCCGACTTCTATGACAATCCATATCTATACTTCACTCATACGGAGTTAATGACGAAAAGGGCTGAATTTCTATTAAATCATGCTTTCTATGGCTATGGCATTTCTTTTGATGACGCCATAGAGATAATTAAGAATGATGACACTAGCACATTGACATCTGATGAGGCCGAGCAGAGAGATATGCTTATTGGGCTGACAGACAACCTGATAGATTTCTCTGTAGCTGAACAGCACCAAGCACTATTGGAGATGGCGGCAGATAGAGATGACTCTAGTGATTACGACGAGTTTGTATCTCTGGCCACCGGCACATTTTCCAAGTTCAACAAGACTTATGCTGGAATTGAAAATTCCGACGTTGTTTTTGCCCTTGGCCTAGCAGCTGAGTGGGTTAACTACGAAGAAAATGACATCATACAGTTCACAACTCAAGGCGACGAGCGAGTAAGGCAATCGCATGAAGCCCTTGATGGACTTAGGTATCGAAAGAAAGACTTTCCAGCAGCCCTTGTGCCGCCTATAGCTCATGCTTGTAGGTGCTACTTGTTAGATCTAAAGAGCACAGATGGCCGTAAGCTAACCAACAAGTCAAATGTAGACGAGTTGATAAGCGCAGCTGCCGACCCAACGTTTAAGCACAATGTAGCAACTTCCGGAAAGATGTTTTCTGAAGATCATCCATATTTTCAAGTTTCTTCTGGATATGCTAAACAATTGGCTATATCTGCCAGGAAGATAAAAAGAAGCTTTGGAATATGAAAACACTCACCCCAGCTCAGTTTTTGAGAGAAACAAGAAATCTCAGAAATAAGTTTGATACAGAGATTTTTAGAGCAAAACAGGATATTAGCCAATATGCGGTTTCCCACTTCAAATCCTCCTTCGATCGAGGTGGATTTGCTGGGACTCGCGGCAAGTGGGCTGAGAGGCTCCGGGATTACCCACATCAAATCATGGATAAGAGTGGGGCGCTAAAGAACAGCATAACATCATCAATGCTGGGAAGCAAAATAAGGATTGAGACAAAAAACGGATATTCTCAATATCACAATGACCCAACTGGAACATGGCTAAGAAATCAACATTCAAATAAGCCGGCAACACAGCGGCAGTTCATTGGGAATTCTAATCAGCTTGAACAATGGGTGCTAAAGCGCCTACAGAGAGCACTAACCAATACTTTTAGATAATGAAGGAGCTATATCTTGAAATAAAAAGAATTTTAGGCGAAATAAATAACCCCTGGGATCAGAGTGAGAAACTGTTTAAGACAGTAAAGCTAGACAAGGGGCAGTTTGAGAGAATAATACATGACGTTGAGAACACAGAAAACACAGTTCTATTCCCAGCAATATTTATTCATTTTGTCAATGTTAGCTATTTAGTCTCTCAAAACAGAATAGGTGAGGGGCGCGGCACGATGCGGGTTAGGTTTATTCTTAACAGACTTAATGACTATGAGGATGAATACGAGACTGAGATATTTGATTACGCCGGCATAGTTAACGCGGCCATACAAGATGCCAAAGAATCATCCACTATTCTCAGGGAAAAAATCACGCTAGAGTATTTCGATATGCCAACAACATCAAATCAAACGCAAGCATGTTGGTTGGATTTTGGAGTCAAATTCACCGACGAGTCTGGGGATAGATATCGAAATTATGTAGAAAAAACAATTATTACGCCGGCGTTCACAAATTTCTCAGATATGACTGAGGAGAATAGAGATGGTATGCCAGATGTGGATGTATCTGAATACGAAAAACAAGTCTCCATAAAGTCAAAAATATAAAACAAACATTTTTGGGGCAATTTCTCCTATTATTAATCAAGAAGTTTCCATACGCTATAATCATACTTCTAAATGCTCATGTCAGAAAAGGCGTGAGCATTTCTTTTATGACCCTTCGTGTGCAAATAATTCTATTTATAAGTATAAAATCACTATAAAACGCCAATGGAAAACAAAAACAATTTCAAATTCATCCAGGGCAGCGTAACGGTAGGCGATGATATAGCAACCATCAAGTTTTTCGATTCGGTCGATGCTTGGAGCACAAGTTCATTTGAGTATGAATTCAATTACCTAACTGAGTACATCAAGCCATCAAAGATAAGAGTTTTAATTAACTCAGATGGTGGGTCTGTTTACCATGGTATGAGCACATTCTCAAGCATCCTTGACTCTAAGATACCAACCGAAACAATAAATGTTGGCCTAGCTGCATCAATGGGATCCGTTTTGTTAGCAGCTGGAGATGTGGCTAAAATGAAGGACTATGCGTTGATAATGCTACACAACCCATGGAGCCGTGGAGCTGGTAGCGATGACCCTATGATTTTGGCTTTCACAGAGCAGATAAAAACCGTTTACAAAGAGCGGTGGGGCTTTGATGAAGATAAAATAAAGGAAATCATGGATGGTCCGGAGGGTGAAGATGGGACGTGGATAAATGCCAAAAGAGCTGTTGAATTGGGTATTATCGACGAGAGTAACGTCATCAAAACAGAGCCACAGGAAAAACAAAAGGTTGAGGCGGCTATCAATAGCGTTGAGTCAAAATCAAAACTGGCCACTGTGTTTGCCAGCCTGGAAGATGGTACTTATAAACCATCAGTGGATGAAAGTTCTAATATTAATTGTGAAGGGGCAACTCCCCAAGATGAAAAAATTATAACCAATACAAATTTAAATCCTATGGATAAAAATTTTGACGCCGTTGTTGCTTCTTTAGCAATGAAAGAGGGAACGACTGCCGCCGAGGTTATTGCCAAAATAAACAGCTTTAGTGCTGTTGAGGCAAAAGTAACCGAAATGACTGGTCAAATTAAAGACCTTGAGGAGGCCAAAGCCGCTCTGGATATTGAAAAAACCGGATTACAGACAAGCCTTGATAACGTGCAGGCCAGCTTGGTAGCCAAAGATGCTGAACTAGCTAAAGCAAATGAAGAAATTGCTGGTTATAAAGAAGCTGAAGAGGCAAAAGCTAAGGCTGAACAAGAAGCCATGGTTAATGCAGCAGTTGAGGCTGGAAAGATCACAGCTGAAGCCAAGGATCAGTGGTTAAAGATGGCAGAAACACACGCTGACGTTGTTAAGTCAACTCTTGAATCAATGCAGGGCACAGTGGTTATCTCAAAAGAGATTGAAGATGCTGCCGCATCAGCTCCCGGCGCTAAAAATCAAGAAACCCAAGAAGAAACTGAGGCTAAGGCTAAAGTTGAGATAGTGGTAGGTAAAGATTTCGAATTCAAACAAGCTTAATTTTTAAGATATGGCAATTACTATTGGCACTTCAACCTATTCAGGTGAAGTTCTTAACGATCTTATCGCCCACGCAGTAGCTGGCAATGATACAGTAGATCAGGGGTTGGTTAAAATCAAAGCTGGCATCCAGCATAAATATGTTTTACCAACCATTAAATTGGATAACATCATTCAGGATAACGCCGCAACCCCATCAACTTCTAAGGGGACATACACATTAGGTGAGCGTTATTTAGAGCCTGAAGATTTCATGGTTTACTTGGAATTCAATCCAAGAGACTTCGAAACATTCTGGAGACCATTCCAGCCAGAGGGTAACTTGGTGTTCCGCGACCTGGACCCATCGGTACAAGCAAAAATGTTGCGCCTGTTAATCGCTAAGAAAAATGAATACTTAGGAACAGCGTTGTGGT